AGCACCAAGAACATCAACTACGACGTGCCACCGCCATCGCCAGGGACATCCAGCGTGACCTTTTCAGACGGACCCGAGGTATTCCCACCGACATTCGAGGAGCAGAGGGTGGCGGAAACGCTTCAGGTGCTTCGTGAGACGGAGGTAGCGACAGATTCGGATGAAGAAAATGCCGCCCAAGTATAAAGATGAAGGAGGAAGCAAGAAATATTATTAGGAAGTGTGCAACGCTGTGCAGGAAATCATACGACAAGGCTGGGATGTCTCGGGATGGTTTTCAGCCCATCAGCAGTGATGAGACCGGTCTGGACTGTTTCATCAAATCTGAAGACGGCATCACCTGGGTGGTGTTCCGTGGAACCGAAACGGATCAGTTGAATGACGTATGCACTGACCTTCTGACCTTTCGGGTCAAGACGCCGTTCCTTCCTGACGAGTGCCGAGTTCATGCGGGTTTCCTGGGTCAGTACATGAGTGGTCGCACGCTGATCATCGATACGATCAAGTACATGGCGAACCCCAAGGTGGTCTGCACGGGTCATTCACTTGGTGGTGCTCTTTCTACGCTCTGTGCCCTGGATGTGGAGCAAAATGCCGAAGGTGACGTGGAGACCTACTGTGTGACCTACGGATCGCCGCGGGTTGGAGGTGGACACTTCCGAAACCTCTTCGACGCGGTGATCGACAACAGTTTCCGATTCGTGGATGTGAACGATCCCATCCCTCGGGTTCCTTTGCGTGCTTGGGGATTCAAACACGTAAAGGGATGTTTCATTACCAGTCCCTATGGCTATAAGCCTGACCTCGAGCAGCTTGAGGCGTCAGCACTCGCTTGTTGTGCCGTCGCGGATCATGGTATTGATCTATATGAAGCTGCGGTGAACTTTACTGCATCAGCTGAGCCTTGAGCAGCTCGAACTCCTCGTCGGTGGTGATGATGGGAGCGGCCTTGGCCATGGCCTTCTCTGGCTTGGCCTCTGCGGGCATCTTAGCCTCTGTGGGGGCGGGCTCGGCGGGCTCGGCGGGCTTCTCGTCGACCTTGACGGGCACCTCGACGACCTCAGTAGCCTCCTTGATCACGGCGTCGATCGCATCCTCCTTGGTTTCTGCCTCCTCTCCCTCAAGACCCTCGCGCGGCACCATAAGCTGCATGATGGTCATGACGAAGAAAGAGACAGACACGATGGTCGCCCAGGTGTTGCAGCTGCCTGCGGTGAGGCAGTTGACATTGTAGACGGCAAGCGCGCCTGACAGAAGCAGGATGGCGGCATCGAGAACACGCAGCTTGTAGGCTGAAGCCAGCACCGGGAGGGCGGCAGCGAAGGCGACGATCATGGCCTGCTGAGACAGCTTGGGCATCTTCATGTTCATCTTCATGTTCATCTTCATATTTGTAATTATCACATATTATTTTTGGCAATGCCCCACCGTTCACAATCCTCGGCGGTAAAGTAGATGTCCTTCTTGAGCAACTTGTTCAACTTGTCTTCTGGGATTTGTGTATACTGGGTATAGATCTTGCGGAGGGTCTCCATGAGTTTGTCACAATTCTTGATCTCGTCCTTGAGTTCTTCATACTTGCCCATCGCTCCCGTGGAAAGTTGGTGGATGAGCAGGTGGGCATGAGGCATAATCCTGCGATGCTTGGAACCCATCAAAACGAAAGTGGCTGCACTGGCACAAAAACCATCTGCGACCGTGATCAACTTGACTTTGAGTCTTCTGAGGTGATCCATGCAGCTCAGACCCGCAAAAAAGTCACCACCATCGCTCCTGACATAAAGTGTAATCTTGGGTTTATACTCCCTGACACCAAGGAGTCTCTTTTCAAGAGTCTTGACCTGAACAATTAGATCGTGCATGGATTCATCGGAGATTTCTCCTGAAAAAATGATATCATTTCCAATTGTGTCGATGTTGTAGTTATCACCACCAACGCCCGCATCGCTTCCATCGTCGGACTCATCATCTCTGGCGTAGGGGCGCCTCATGTTGCTTGTTATAAAAAGTCTTGCTCTCTCTCCTTTAACACACCTTTGATGGACTTCAGGACATCATTTTTGATTTTGAGACCCATAGATGTCTGATTAATTAGATGAATACCATTGGAGTTTTTGCAGTATTCCGGAATGAGTTCTGGTTTGTGACGTAAAACTTGCATAGTGTCCGGATCCGAACGAACCCAATGTTTTTCCAATGATTTCTTGAGACGCATATTGAAGTCCTTGGTCCATACTCTGGCTGCCGCCATCTTGTTTACTGGGATGCGATTTTGAACGACTACACATGGATTTATCACTGCAGACAAAACAAATTGTTCATGTATTTGTTCATTATACATAGTTGAATACATCATGTTATCCCAGTAATCCGCATCGACGAGGTGGTCTGCAATCACGGATGCTTCTTCCATGGTGATTCCTTTGGCCTGGATGTAATTTTCCTGCACGATGCCCATGCGATTTCCAGGTTCATCCATGTGCACACCAAGATAGTCGTTCACCTTAAATTTCCCCTTGGTGGTTAGAACATCGTCCATAATTTCCTTGGTGGTTTTGAACATGTCTCGTTGGTGAATTGTTTCCACGACCTCTTTGTTATTTTCCGGTTCCAAGGTCTTGTCTTGAATTTGGATGGTGTCCAAGTTGTTTTCGCAAGGTATGAAGATTCGGGAGTGAATCTTGATCCGATTCTGTTGGATCCACCTCCAACCGGGCAACTCATTTTTGATCATAGATGAATCATCCGTGACAATGTCAGCCTTACTGAAACCGATGAATCCGAAAAAATTTTGGGTGACATTTTGTGAACGCAGAGTGTCGGTCCCCACATAGACCGCCGACGCGCCAATGGTCTTGCAAATTTGTGCCGTAGACCAGCCCTTGACTAGAAACATTTTACCTGGCTCACATTTCTCAAAGATATTATCTTTTTTGGTTTTAAGAAACTTGTCCATGAGCAAGGAAGAGGAACAGGATTTAACTACTCAAGCGCTAGAAATGATTTTCAGTCACCCAGACATACACACGCGTCTGTGGAAACCACTTAGATTACATCTAACCTATTATTTAACTTGTACGGCAATTATTCATATGATTACCATCACCATATTGATCATCATACTATGGAAACTTATGCGAAGTTCACGTTACACGACCTCCTCGGCGTAGGATGCCAGGACGCCGTTCAGCAGACTGAAGAAGGTCAGTGTGAAGATCCACTGGAAGATCTCCCGACCCTGAGGAAACTGCAACTTGGTCAACTTATTCTTACCAATGTTGTAATGCACAAGCCCTTCAATGAAGAATACCAAAAAGGTAGTTAAGGCGACGACGCCAATCATTTATAATTCTGGAGATTAATATTAAGGATGCAGATCTTCGTGAAGACATTGACAGGAAAAACTATTACGCTAGAGGTTGATTCATCGGATTCCATTGACAACGTGAAGGCAAAGATTCAAGACAAGGAAGGAATCCCACCGGATCAGCAGCGGTTGATCTTCGCAGGAAAGCAGTTGGAGGACGGTCGGACCCTTTCGGACTACAACATCCAGAAGGAGTCCACTCTCCATCTGGTGCTTCGTCTGCGCGGTGGGATGATCGAGCCTTCGTTGATCCTGTTGGCGAGAAAGTACAATTGCGACAAGAAGGTATGTCGTAGGTGCTATGCCCGCCTTCCGCCCAAGGCAACCAACTGTCGCAAGCGTGGGTGTGGTCACTCGAGTGATCTTCGTTTAAAGAAAAGGGCGGAATCTAGAAAAAGATGAAGACCACTACTGACGTTGTTCATCAGAACCTCGGATTGGTTCACAAGCTTTCCTATAGATACCAGCGACCTGGTATTTCTAGAAAGGATCTCGTTCAGGAAGGGACGTTGGGGCTACACCGCGCGATTGTGAAATACGATCCATCGAAGGGAGTCAAGCTGTCAACCTATGCCTATCCTTGGATAAAGTCATACATGTCAAGATACGTTCAGAAGACCAGAAAAGCTATGGACTATCTACCGGTCGCGGAGGTATACAACCCCGAACCAGAATCAGAAGATTTAAACAAGGCAGAAGATATAATGTCTTGTTTGAACCAAAAACAGAGGGTTATCATCGTTTGTCTTTACATACACAACATGAGTGTTTTTCAGGTTGCACAAGCCATGAATATTACTGAGACGCAGGTGACATGGCAAAGACAACGTGCTATGCAGAAAATGCGTCAGTGTAGTCTCAAATGATTATTTTTTAATATTAGAAATGGAAATGTATGACTTGAATGCCGGTGGTGGTGGTGGTACACCTCTGACCTACAATCCTTCCATACCGGACAATGGCGCTGGTGTTGGTGCAGGACTAACTGTACCGAAACCTGGAAATTCTAAAGAAAGGGATACAGGATATGATGCTCAACGAACTGTGATAGACCGAAAAAATAATGATGATAAACAACAAGGAAACCCAATGCTTACTAGTATGGCATTTTCCACTCCAATCTCGGAACTCGAATATGAGGAGCCTATGAACAATATGATGTCAGGCGATATGCATACAGTCATCCCTCCTCAGGCGTCCGTGGCTCCCCATGAGATGCTCATGGCTCAGCCCGCACAACAGGCGCAACAAAAACCGCCTTCTCCAGAAGCTACCACGCCCGTGGTGGTGGTTGAGGAGAAGAAGTATCCTCTTGGTCTGACCAAGGAGCAATACGAGGCTGTGATCGTGGCTATCCTTGTCGCCCTGGTATTCTATCCTGAAGTTCAGGCGAAGTTGGCTATTTACATCCCAAACTTTATGTCCAAGGATGGATCTCGTAGCATGGCCGGACTGGCTGTCAGTGGTCTTATCGTCGCGGTCGGTTTCTATCTGGCCCGCAGGTACTTTGTTGACAAGTAATTAAAGAAATAAAACACTATAAAAATACAATTGTGAAGAAATCCGGTTCTACAGAATGTGGTTCACGGGTTACATTTAGTCTTACTTTTTAGAATCATAGTAATAATTTTAAAAAATAATAAAAAATTCTCTGGGTGGGGCTCGAACCCACGACCTTGGGATTAACAGTCCCACGCTTCTATCCAACTGAGCTACCGGAGAACAATGTGAAATCACCCAGGCAATCCACTCCTAAGAGGCTACCTCGGCTTGACCTTCACATTGTTATCTTGGAGTTTATGTTTAACTATTTGACGCATGAAGAAATCTCCTGACATCAGGACGAGCGGAAGGGGTCCGAACATCAATATGGTCGGAGCAACAGCGATGGCCACGCCCACCTTCTGTCTTAAAGAAAGATCTTCCATATATAGTAATGTATGGTTATTCTGTCTGGCTTGTGCCACTGAATCATCGTCTTCTGACCAGGGTCTACAAGTTTAGGCACATCCCACACATAACCATCTCGACCAATCATGCGACCGTACCTGATCCTGACAACCTTGGACGTCTCTATGATGTTGTGAATTTCAAGCCATACGGAAAGATTGGAAAGCAGTACGTGGTTGATCCACTGCACGCGCTTGGATGGGAGTGTGACGTAGAGGATCTGGACATTCACCACACGCCTCACATGAGTCACAGGTATTCGTTCTATCCTTACGACAAGGTGTATTCAGTGTATCCCACCCCGATCCGTTTGATCGCGGAGGTCTGTGTGGCGGACACCCGATCCCCTAACTGGGAGGAGTGGAAAATAATTAAAGAAAAGATTCCAAGATAAAGTACAATGGCTTTTTTACCTTTTCTTCGGCATGGCGATCTTTATGACCTTCTGGACACTACGTCCAAGGTTCTGAATGAGCTTCCTAACATGGAGAAGCAGTTTAATAATAAATTGGCTGACAGATATCTATACAAGCGTACCCACACCACGGATGAGGGTTTCGAGATTGAGATGCACCTGCCCGGAGTGGGCAAGGACAACATTCATATCACCCTTTCTTCTGATGATCACGAGGTGACGGTGGCATACGGTGAGAACCGAAGTGCCTCATTCGATTTGCCCAGTTACGTGGATGTATCGGATGAGGGGTACAAGGCGAGTTACATTGATGGTGTGCTCAAGCTCTTCTTCAAGATGCGAACTTCGGACAAGAAGCGCCGGGAGATCAAGCTTGATTAGACGAACAATGTTCCGCCGAGTCCGCCTTGGCAGCGGAAAATGTTATAGTTTACCGCGTAGAGTCTTGCTTTACGCGATATGCTATTATTGACCAATAATAGATCGAAAATCTGACTGGAAATACGGCTCATGTTAACAGTTCCTTCACCCACGTTGAATATGTTTATCTTGTAACTTGGCGTTTGAGTGTAGTAATTGTAAGGTTGGATAGCTCTCATGTTCATTTGATCTAGGTCAAAATAAACTTGACCGTTCAAGAACAGTCGCCACCTGACCACTTGATCATTGGAATAGCTTACGTAACTTGTGCTTGCTTCTGAACTATAGTCAAACACGCCTCTGGTTCCAGAATCATTTTGTACGATCAATATCATTTCTTTTACGGGATTTTCGAATTCAGTTTTGAAGCGTATTTGATTAAGGTCACCCAAAGTGATTCTGGCAAGTTGTACTTGCGATATGGTATAGTCCAATTGCTTTCCAAGGAAAAACTTGCGATGTTCTTCATTCAGGTAGACAGCCTGTAGATCGAGCGCGACATCTGGCACAGGAAGGTTACCTAATTCCTCTTGCGTTCTAAGTGTTATCTTGACTTCAATAGTGTGTCTGCCAAGAGCCAGAAGAGGAAACGAATTAGCATATCCCTTTCCAAAGAATGGTATTTCAACCAAGAATTGTTTCGTGACGGATGTTGTTCCATAACTAGTGGGTGTGACATTGCGTTTAAGAATGGCGTCATTGCTGTTTCGCTTTCTCTGTGTGTCTGTGATATCCGATATAACCGCCATATACTCTCCGGTCATGCTGACTATAGTCTGCCCACCGACTAACAATTCTGCACGCTCTATGAAGGCATGGCCTGCATCTTGTGGAACAGTTTGAGATTCAACGAAACTGAAATTCACGAGAAAAGATGTAATAATGTCACATGTATCATTTTCTATTGTACAAATCGATGTTCTTCCATAGTTAATATCTGATCCAAACGCCAGACGAAGGTTCTCTGTCGTGTATCCCGAACGTTTTGTAAATACTTTTTGATAGAAACTTTGTTGTGGATCACCTGTCAAAAAGGTGTCATGGTATCCTGTGACGGCAAGCCGCATACTATTATGATGTGTCAAAAAAAGAATTGAAAAAATACATACGACTAATAGACATGAACATTCAACTCAAAAAATTCAATCCCGCTTCAATGGGTGACGACAAGGTTTGTGTATTCATAGGAAAGCGAGGCACAGGGAAATCGACGTTGGTGACGGACATCCTCTATCACAAAAAGCATCTTCCGGCGGGCGTGGTGATGTCGGCGACCGAGGAAGGCAATCACTGGTACCAGCAGTTTATTCCGGACTTGTTCATTTATGGTGAGTATGACAAGGACATCATAGAGAGGGTCATCGAAAGACAGAGGAAGATGGTAAACATGAAACCACCCCCAGGAAAGAAAGAACTAACATCCAGAGATGTTGGAGCCTTTATCCTGATGGACGATTGTATGTACGACCGACGGTTTCTCAAGGATGCATGTATTCGCCAATGCTTCATGAACGGTCGCCACTGGAAAATTTTCTTTATGTTAACGATGCAATACTGTATGGACTTAAGCCCCGATTTGCGCGCTAATGTGGACTATGTCTTCATCGCTCGAGAAAATGTAATCCAGAACCGAGAAAAGTTATATAAGGCATTCTTCGGAATCTTCC